ACAGCAACAGTCGCGATTGGTCAGAGTCTTGGAATTGGAAACAGTTCTGCAACTATTTCTTACGCAAACAAAGATCTATCCATCGCAAATAAAGATACTGGATCAATCAACATTGAGATGTCTGCTGGTACAGGCATTGACACCACATCATCACTGAATGTGATTCATGCTGGTTCAACATTAATTTCTGTTGGATATAGTGGAGTCACTGGTATTAATAAATCAAATCCAGAACATGCTCTAGATATCAATGGAAATCTGGTAGTTGGTGGAAATGTAAAGGTTACTGGAATTGTTACAATTGGTAGTGGTGTAAATGAGGTTACATTTGGTGCTCCCGATGCAACAATCAATGCCAATCTAGTTGGTAATGTTTATGCCGATGCTGGTTTCAGCACTTTCAGAAATGTTGATGTTGAAGATGTTGTTTCAATTGGCGCAACATTATCAGTAACTGGTGTTGGAATTGGTTCATTCCAAACTGGTCTTGTTATTGGTACATCCAACGAATTGTTGACGGATGGAATTGGAATCTCCCCAATTCTTAATGTTTCTAGTGGAGACATGAGAGTTGCTGGTTCATCCTTGTTCAGTAATGCAGATTCAAAAGTTGGTATTGCTACCACAGGATTCTTAACTGATGATAGACCAAGTCTTGCGGCAGAAGATTCTAACTTCCCTGGAGTAAATTATGGTGTTCTTCAACTGAAAGGTGACATGTCAGTCACTGGATACAGTGGAGGTGCATCGATCTTTGTTGCTGGACCAGTTGGAAATACGACTGCATTCCTAGTATATAAAGATACCAGAATTCTAGATGATCAGAACTATCAATATAGTGTTGGTATTAACACTCATGTTCCTAGATCTTGCCTAGACCTTGGTGCATCAGCAAGTCCACTGATTCTACCAACAATGGATGCTGCTAGAAAGCAGTACATGATTGCTAATCCACCAGCAAGTAGAATTAACGTTTACAACGCTTCTACTGGTGATGCAAACATTTCTGGTAGTTTGCTATTCAATACTAGCACAGGACGTGCAGAATTGGGTATTGGTAACACTGGAATTATGTGTGGTATTGCAACTCTTACCTATAACGGAAGTGATCATGCTGCATTCTTACCACCCAAAATGACTACCACTGATAGAAATGCAATGACAAGTTCTGGTATTCCTGATGGTGCAATCATCTATAACTCATCTACGGATAAGTTGCAACTCAGAGCAGCAGGTGCTTGGGTGGATCTTAACTAGGACTTGACACATCCCTAGATTATGAGTAGAATACCTTTGTGGTCGTCAGAAAGACAGTGAAGAGATTTAGCTTAGCCATTATTAATCCTCCTTATGGTGTGGGTGGTAATCTAGCAATTAAATTCCTGAATAAGTTATCGGAACACACTGATGATATTCGTGCCGTACTTCCGACTTCTGTACGGAAACCTTCTTCACTGAATAAGATTGTCGGACATCTTCATTGTGAGGTTGATGAAGATCTCGACCCTTCTACTTTTCCTGGTGGTATCAGTGCCGTAAAGCAGTACTGGAAAGTAAAAAACACTTCGAGATTTGCAATAGGGGTTGGTGAGATTCCTATGATGAGAGAGCACCCTGACTTTGAGTTTCTTCCTTATGAGAGAAGAGAAGAAGCGGATGTATTTGTGGGTGAGTACGGATGTGGACCCAGTGGTAGAGTCAAAACAGAGAACTTTACTCACTATGCCAAGGGACATCACTTTATTAAGGTACGAGATCCTAAAGTGGTTGATAATATGGTAGAATTTGCTGATAAGTTTAGAGAAGCAGCAGGTCAATGTAATGGTCGATATCATTTTGGAAAGAATGATTTGATCTCGACCTATATTAAATGTATTGAAGAACGAGATGGCAAAGAACAAACATAATATGAATGTTGGGTCTACGATTGAGAGATCCGATGAAAGAATTAAAGAGACTCAAGAAGTATTCACTCCGATGGAACTTGTTGAGAGTATGGTGAATGATATTGATATTGAATTACTACAAGACCCAGAGAGCACTTTTATTGACAACTCTGCTGGATGTGGGAACTTTTTGATCGCACTCAAGAAAAAATTACTGAATTATCATACCGAAGAACATATTCTGAATCATATGTTATATGCGGTAGAGATGATGGAGGATAATCATAAGGAATTGTGTGCCAATCTTGGTGTCGATACAACTCATCCCCATTATGTGTGTGCCGATGCTCTGGAGTATGACTATTCTTTTGATACAGAAGTTGGTCTAGAGGATCACGGTCTAGGAAAGATGCCAAAACCAAAGGACTACACTCCACCAACAAAGAATACCGATCCCAGCGAAGCATCATTAGATAAGTTCTTCTAATCAGTAAAGGGGTTGACGGGGCGGCGAATCCGTCGTATATTGTATGAGTGGTTGGGCGATTCGCCAAACAACCACATACACACTATGCCAAAGGCAACCGATTAAAATGAGTATTTTCAATGACATTACCATCCCCAATGGTTTCATTAACTGGGATGATTTTAAAATCACCAAGATTGTCTATGATCTTCGTGATATGTATCTTGAAGTAGTTAAAACTCTTGAGTACAAAACTTGTGAAGTCATCACCGTTGATGTGATTGCCGTTGATACTGCCCGTAAACTTGGGCAGGCAAATGTGGGACGAGTTCGTGGTAATGACAAAGATGTTTATGAAATTGTTGATAAGAATTTGACTCCTGGTTGGAACATCAACAAATTGCCACCCTTCGTATTTGAAGATGATAATGAACCCGTGAATGGAAACCACCGTTTTCGTTGGTTTGATGATCATGGCATCTCCTATGTTCCCGTTCTAAAGGTGGCACCGAAGATCGGTTTCACCAAAAACGATGTCATCAATGAAGTTGGTTTGAAGTATCAACCTCGCCCAGAAGGATCTTCTTCTGGTTTCCAAGATTACAAAGCACGTGGTATTCTGTGGGTAATCGAACAGAATGCAAATCGTCAAGAATCTGATGATCGTGTCACAAAAGAAGAGGTTCGCGAATGGGTTCTGGAGTATGCAGATTTTGAAACTCCAGATACTCAAGATCGTTTGATTGATGCTATCTACAATGCAACCGAAAAGAAAACTTTTCTTGCAAACTTTACCCGTGCAGAGGGTATTCGTTACTTTTCCAAGAAAGGTATCAAGATTCAAAGCACTAGTGCCGATGTTCGTGGTTCTACTGTTGACCGCCTAGTAAGTGCAATGGGACCTGTTCACGTTTATCGTGATTTCTTCCCACAATTCTTTGAAGATGCTGCCAATGGCATCTCCACCACGATTCACTTCTATGTGAATACCAACAATGTGGATGATGAACTTGGTGTTCTTCACCTCATCAAAGAGCGTATTGATGAAATCGAAGAGCATATCCAAAACATCGGTAGAATCTTGGGTAAGAATGAAGCAGCACGTATTCGTTCTTATCTGAGTTACGGTTATCGTTTGCCTCATTTGGTCGACCTTGACCGTAATGACTTGGTTGCCCTTTGTAACTGATAACTAAAACCAGTTCGCAGACCGTCCACTGGGTTTCCTGGTGGGCGGTTTTCTGCTATAATAGTCCCATACGCGATGAGGAAGTGATGCAACTCCGCCCCCACCAGCAAGATGCTCTGACCGCTATGCTGGCGCACGACAAAGGGCAGGTCATCATCCCCACGGGTGGTGGCAAGACCATGTGTATGATTAAGGATTCTCTTGAGTATCTGGATGCCTGCGATCGTGGCATCGTGGTTGTGGTTGCTCCCCGTATTCTGCTTGCCGAGCAACTCTCTGCCGAGTTCCTTGAGTTTCACACTGATGTTGCCGTGATGCACGTTCACAGTGGTGAGACTCATCATTTCAGCAGCACCAAACCTTCTGTGATTCGTCACTGGAGTCAGCAAGCATACCGCAAGCAACTGATATTCACCACCTATCACTCCCTGCCCCGTCTTCAAGAGGCAGACATCAACGTTGATTACATTTACTTTGATGAAGCGCACAATTCAGTCCAACGTAACTTTTTCCCTGCTACGGAGCACTTCTCTTCTACTGCTACTCGCTGCTATTTCTTCACTGCTACTCCTAAGCACTCTGTTACTGTTTCCAAACCTGGGATGAATGACCCTGAGGTTTATGGCAACGTAATCTGCAACGTTCCTGCTCCCAAACTGGTGGAGGAAGGTTACATCCTGCCGCCCAAGGTTGTTGTCAAACAACTGGACATGGTTCAGGACAAGCAGATGATTGCCGACCGTGATTCTCAGAACCTGCTGGACACCATCGATGAGAATTCTTTGGATAAGATTCTCATCTGTGCTCGTTCTACCAAGCAGATTGTCAAACTGCTGAGCGAATCTGACTTTCGTAAGGAACTGGCGGAGCGTGGTTATTCCTGCATGTATATCACCAGCAAGACTGGTGCCATTATTGATGGACAGAAGGTCAACCGTGAGGTATTCTTTGACACTCTGAATGCCTGGGGTAAGGATTCCTCTAAGAAGTTCGTGGTTCTCCATCACAGCATCCTGTCTGAAGGCATCAACGTCAGCGGTCTTGAGGCAGTGCTGTTCATGCGGAACATGGACTATATCGGAATCTCCCAGAGCATCGGGCGTGTCATCCGCCTAGGAGGCGCTGCAAAGACGTTCGGACTGGTGTGCGTGCCTGTTTACGATAAGGTGGGCATCAGCACCGCCAAGAGCGTTCAGGCGGTGGTAGACACCGTTTTCAATCAGGGTATGCCTGCCGTTTCAGTGGTCCGCCGCTGATACTGGCACACTCGCCACAATTCCCTCCCATTTCTCCAGTATAA